TACTGGAAAAGTTATTAGAGGAGAACCATTTGTAGTAAAAAGGTAAACAAAAAACCAGTCTTTCGACTGGCTTAATGCTTATACCACATTTAGATACTGTTCTATCTTACTTCTGGCGATATAATTCCTTGCTTGGTTAATAGTGTAACATTTTATCTCTATAACCTTATTGGTATCTATAAAGAATATCAGTATACACTTATTAACTTTGAATAGTGCTTGTTTCATTGGTTTTCTTATTTATTATTTGGTGAATTCTAGCACGAGTTAGACCAAACTGTCCAGCTAAATCACTCATTGTGATTGGCTTGTGGTCAGTTTTATATCTCTCGGACCAGATACTCCTTATTGCCTGGTTGCGATTAGTTTTTTCCTGCATAGTCTTTCCTGTTAATAGTATGTTCGTGCCAGAATGGTTTGACTGCCTTCTTCCACTCTTTCTTTACATATTCTTCTCTTTGCTTTTTCAGGTCAGCAATCTGATTATCAAAATCTTCAATTATAGTTGTGAATATGTTTTGATTTTTAGGCAGTTTCACAACTGGCTTTACCAGACTCAATTCGTATAGAGTGCTGTGATAGTTAATCATATCCTTGCCTTTATTAGGATAATCTTTAAGTATCTGTATTCTCCCTTGCCTTACGGCTTTAGGAAATTTCATTAGCTCGTTGACTATAACATAAGGTGTCTTTTCATAGAACGCTTTATCTTCTAGCCAGCTCCTTGCTTGGTCCTCCATAATGTTGTTTGCGACTTTACTTATATTCATTTTATTATTGGTTATCCGAATAAGATATAAGCTACTAGCATGAAGGTTATAGTTAAGATATAAAACATATCTTTTCTAAACTTCTTCTTAGCTATTCGCCTTTTAGTCATGTAAGTTCGTTTGTACATGTTATTCCTCTCGCTTAATAATTAGTCCTATAAGGTCAACCAAGATTGATTGACCCTAACGACTACTTATTATCTTCCAATATCCATTCAATATCTAGTATTGCAGAATCAAATACTTCTTTGATTTCCTTATACTTATCTAGGTCGATACTTCTGCCATATTTATTGTAGCCACCTAGTAGAATGGCAATAGCCTTTGCTCGTCTTTCGTTACAATGTCTATCGTATGCTCTCTCTACTCTTTTTCTACTATTATGCTTATTATCAAACTTCACTTCGCTTGATTGTGAGTTCACTTTAATCATTTTGCCTTTCGTTATATTTAGATAACTCAGTCAGAGTGTCCAACCTTTGAACACCCCTCAGAATTATGCACTTGGGTCGATGTCGTATGAATCACAGAGTTCTTCGATTGAGTCCTCTGCTCTTCGCATCAACTTCTCTTGCTCTGGTGTTTGAGATGGATAACTCACCATCTTCAAATCTTGATAAATCTTTTTCAATTCTTCTTCCATCTTAATTTGCGTTAGTATTTTAGATTATGTTGTCAAAGTTCTCGGTGCTGGATTCTCACCAGTCGACCTTACACCATTTACTTTACAGGAATTATTACTTTTTGTCAAGAGTACCATAAACATTGATTAAGATTAACATGAGTATAGAGTTGTCCACACCCAATAGAATAGGGAAAATCTCTGACTTTTAGCGATATTTATGCTATACTGTAGATAGAGGGAGAGAACCGAACTATGAATGATAATAAGAAACCAAAGAAAGAACCTAAGGACAGACCACTTACGCAACGACAGCGAGCATTTGTCAAGGATGTTATAGCAACCAAGAACCCCACAGAAGCCGTTAGAAGAAACTACAATATCGGTGGAAAGGGTGGAAAGAAGAACGCAGTAGTAGCAAGGTCAATCGCATCTGAAAACCTTACCAAACCGAATATTCAAAATGCCCTACAAAAGGAGCTAGAAAAGCAAGGAATAGATGATGGCTTTCTCGTAGGAGAACTAAAAGAAAACATAGAACTGAGTAAAAAGGATGGACAGTATTCAACTCACCTTAAAGGAATAGAACTAGGAGCAAGATTAAAAGGACACATGAAAACATCCAGTAAACAAGGACTGAATCTTAATGTAATCGGATTCATAGATGCAGGAAGTCTAAAGGATATAGATAAGGAAGAACATGAAGTAATAGATATGGAATAGCCTTACAGGAATACTATAGATACAGAAGAGATATAGATAAGATAGGTAATAAGATACAGAGATATATAGTAGTTAATATAGATAGATATATACATAATAGATAGACACCATCATACCCTTATAATTGGGTGATATGAGCGTTGAGTCGTCAAGTATACCTTGTACGACCCATCACCTATGCTAAAACAAGCGATTTAATGACGTATTCACTAGGAAACAAGCTATTTACTACCCCATAGGCACTAATATCGCTTTAATAGGGGGATAGGGTATAGGGGTACTTCCACTTGTACAGAATAAATATTGACGACCACCCTGTATATATATACATCCATACCTACAATACCCCTTTTAACATTAGACATTATGAAACAACTAAGCATGAGGGAATTTAATAGTAATATAAGTAGTCATTTGAATAACTTGCCTATTATCTTAACCAAACGTGGTACTAAGGTTGCAACAATACGAGAGTATAGAGACGAAGATGATACTGAAGTTGCAACAAAGCCGTATACTATGAAGATGAATCCAGAAGATGCTAGTAGAATGGAGACATGCAAGAAACATGGGAATAGCTTAAAACTAACTTGTGGATGTAAATGATATATTGCGAGGAATGTAAAGAAGGTGGAGGTTCATTCACCATAAGAAAGAAAGATGGTAAAGATGTCTACTATTGTAAATGGTGTATCGATAAAGTAGACGATAAACCTAATAATAAGACCAGAGATAAAATATCTGGAGCTAATACTATTTAGATATGTTTATAGCGGAGGCAGGTTCTAATCATGATGGAGATTTCGATAGAGCTTTGAAGTTGATTGATATTGCTGTTAATGCAGGAGCAGATGCTGTTAAGTTCCAACTTATAGGAGATTTCAATGAAGAGTGGATAGACCCCTTAATAGAACATTGTGGAGATAGAATAGAATTTATGGCTACCCCATTCAATAAGAGGGGTGTAGACCTATTAGTGGGTAAAGTTAAGAGATGGAAGATAAGTTCAACTGAGGCAGCAGATGAGGAGTTTGTAGATTATGTATTTGATGCAGCACAAGGAGATGATATTCTAATATCAGACGGTGCGTTAGATGAGAACTTCCCAGCACTTAATATAATACCTATGGCTTGTGTAGTTAAATACCCAGCCCAGATGTTTGATTATTCGTTTAAGGCTTATGAGCAAGATATGGAGTGGGGGTTATCCGACCATACCTCAGACTTTGTACTACCTTTGATAGCGATTGCTAATGGAGCTATAGTAATAGAAAAACACTTCACAGACGATAGAAGTAGAAAAGGTCCAGACCACGCATACGCTCTTAACCCAAGTGATTTAAGGATTCAAATAGATTTGTGTAACATAGTTGATAGAATACTTACACAACCAAAACAAACGATAACCGATTATGTAGGGAGGAAGATAGATTGGTAATTCTTATTACAGGAGGAACTGGTACACTAGGGCATGCTTTAGTAGACCATATACTGGCTAATACAAAAGTCCAGAAACTTATCGTATATTCAAGAGATGAGTTCAAACAGTCAGAGATGGCTAAATTGTATACAGATAAAAGACTTAGGTTTTTCTTAGGAGATGTTAGAGATGAAAAACGACTCTCAGTAGCTATGAGAGATGTTAATGTTGTGATACATGCAGCGGCTCTGAAACAAGTACCTGCATTAGAATACAATCCTACAGAAGCTATTAAGACCAACATAAATGGAGCTGACAATGTTATACATGCAGCTATGGCTAATGATGTAGAGAAGGTAGTTGCCCTCTCCACAGATAAAGCAGTCAATCCAATTAACTTATACGGAGCTACTAAGCTCGTATCAGATAAACTTTTCATATCAGCAAACGCATATTCAGGTAATCGAACCAAATTCAATGTCGTAAGGTACGGTAACGTGGTAGGTAGTAGGGGGAGCGTGCTTCCACTATTCCAGTCTATAAAAGATGAAGTTCCAGTTACAGACTACCGTATGACTAGATTTTGGACCACAATAGAGCAAGCTGTTACTTTAGTCATGATGGCTGTACTAGATGAAGATGGTGGCAAAGTATTTGTCGCCAAGAGTCCATCGTTCAGGATAAAAGACTTAGCAACGGCACTAGGTAAAGAAACCTATGAAAGTGGTATTCGACCAGGCGAGAAACTCCATGAAGTAATGATAACAGAGGAGGACAATATCGTAGGCTTTGAAAACCACTATGAAATCACACCAGGAGAACCAACTGGATTCAGGTACGCATCAGATACTAACCCAGATATAATGGATGTGGAGGAAATCAAAGGATGCTTAAAATAGATAAAGATAAATGTATAAACTGTGGACTTTGTGATGTAGAGGATGATGAACAAACTCTACTAGAGAATTGTCCAGCAGAAGCTATAAAGGAGGAAACATGCGAGAGTCAGACCCATACCAAATAGTCAAAGATTTTGAGGAGGAGCTATGTAATTATACTGGAGCGAAATACGCTGTTACAACCAATTCATGTACCAACGCACTTTTATTATCCCTAAAGTACCACCAAGTAGAAGGTAAAGAAGTATCAATGCCTAAGTACAACTACATGTCTCCAGCTATGTCAGTTATAAATGCAGGTGGCAGAGTACACTTTACAGATGAAGAGTGGGAAGGACTATACCAGTTAGAACCATATCCTATTTGGGATTCAGCTAGATTCATGTCTAGTGATATGTATATGCCTGGTCAATTTATATGCTTGTCATTTCATTGGAAGAAAACCCTAGCACTAGGAACTGGAGGAGCAATCCTTCACGATGATGATGAAGCTGATGTATGGCTTAGAAAAGCTAGATTTAATGGGCGAACTGAGGGCTTAACACCACAGGAAGATGACTTTGATATTATAGGTCATCAATGCCACATGATACCTAGAGATGCCGCAGAGGGTCTCTCACGACTTAGTTTTCTCCCAGAAGTGAACCAACCACTACCAAATGACGATTATCCAGACTTATCGACAAAATCATGCTTCTCCGTAGAGTAACACCAAAAGACTATCATTTCCTATATGAACTGTTAAAGGAAAAGAAACCTGAACAGAATATCTCCCACATTAAAGTACCGCATTGGGGAGAACATGTAGAGTTTAATAATGCTCAACCATACAAAGACAACTGGGTGATTATGGATGAGGATAAGAGAGTTGGAAGAATATATGTAACCAACCAGAACGAAGTAGGAATTGCAATCAAGGAGGATTGCCAAGGAAAGAATTATGGAGGTGAGGCTTTAGAAGAAGTAATAAAAATGAATAAAGACCTGTTAGCCAATATAGCTCCAAAGAATCTAGTATCACAGCACTTCTTTCAGAAGCGAGGTTTCAAACTAATTCAATACACATACAAATATGATAGCAGTCATTCCAGCGAGGGGAGGAAGTAAGCGAATCCCTGGAAAGAATAAGAAGAAGATGAAGGGTATACCCCTATTCGTCTATTCGGTTAGACTAGCTAAGTCTACTGGTCTATTTGAAAAGGTTATAGTTTCAACAGATGATGATGAGATTGAGAGAATAGCAGAAGAAGAAGGAGCATCTATACACCGTAGACCAAAGGTAGACGACTACCAAGTATTACTAGATGTATGGAAAATGTTTCCTAAACCACTTTGTTGCCTACTACCGAATCCACTCACTAAGCGTGAAGATTTAATGGAAGCTAGTAAATATGATAATGATGTCTGGTCAGTAACTACACTCACAGAGAACCCACCAACATTCCAAGACGCAGGACAGTTCTACTTTGTTAGAGGAAAAAGAAGATTCTTGTTCCCAGTAGAGGGAGCAGTCGATATAAACACCCAAGTTGATTGGGATAAAGCGGAGGGAAAATTATGAATAGAGAAGAAAAGTTTTGGTCAGGTAAATTCGGTAACGAATACACAGACCGTAACAACATGAACCTAGATAAGTTTTATAAAGAGAAGTGGGGAATAACTCGTTCTGAGATTAACAGAAAATATATAGGAGAGTTTGATACACTACTGGAGGTCGGATGCAACAGAGGACTTCAGTTAGAAATGCTAGAAGGCAAGGGCGACCTATATGGTGTAGATATTAACAGTTTCGCTATTGAAAAGGCGACTGTACCAGCGACTATCATAAGGTCGTCAGCTACAAACTTACCGTTTGATGATAACTTCTTTGATGTAGTAATGACTAATGGGTTACTAATCCATATAGGAAACAGAAACATCAAGAAGGTAATGAGTGAAATATTAAGAGTTTCCAAATCTATTATTATGGGTTGGGAATATTTTGGTACAGAAGCAGTAGACTATAGAGGAGAAGGAACATATCTCTGGCAAAGAGATTGGATGAACGAATGGGCTAACATAGGTGGAATTAAACATAGTGAATTTGAGTTATTTGCAGACAAAGAGTTCCCAATGGAAAAGACAATGGCTTATAGATTATACAAGGAGGACTAATGGAGAGATGTAGTAAATGTGGATTCCCACTAAAAACAAGACCACTCACCAAAGATAAAGATGGTGTGTGTCTAGCTTGTATTAACCATGAGAAAGCCAAGACATTTGACTGGGCTAAAAGAGAAAAGGATTTAAGAACAATATGCGAAAAAAGAAAATCACAAAATGGAGATTACGATTGCGTCGTGGCAGTTTCTGGAGGAAAAGACTCAACTGTAATCGTTGCAAACCTTGTAGAGAAGTACAAGATGAAATGCCTCCTTGTAACCGTAACAGACGAGTTTACGCACACGAAGGCAGGAGAACACAACGCAAAAAATATCGCAGAGAGGTTTAACTGCGACCACATAACATGGCGTTGTGAACCAAAGACATTTATTGAGGAGACAAAGAAGGACTTTGAAGAAACCCTCCATCCACTTAAATGGGTAGAGGAAAAGATATATGATGTACCAACAAACATAGCAAGGAAGTTTGGTATACCATTAGTATTCTTCGGAGAGAACTCAGCGTTCCAATACGGTACAAGACATAAACTAGACTACCTACACGAGAAGAGTGATGGTGAAGTGATGATACTATTCTTCTTTGCCTTCTATCCCTACTCAGAACAAGGGAATAGAGAGTTTGCTAAGAAACATGGGTTCATAGATTTAGATGATACAGGAGAATGGCTTAGACAAGGAAACATTGAAAACTATACTCAACAAGATTCTATAGCATATATTATTCAGCTATGGACTAAGTTTGTGAAGTTCGGATTCCAGAGAGTATCTGATATAGCATCACGCTACGTTAGAGATGGACTCCTAACACTAGAACAATCCCTAGCCTATATAAAGGAGAGAGATTGGAAGTGCGACCCACAAGCTAAGAGAGATTTCTGTAAGACAATAGGAATAACAGAAGATTACTTTGACGGAGTTGTATCTAAACATGCTAACAGAGATTTAGTAGAACAAGACGTTAATGGACAATGGAAACTTAAATGAAGAAGGTCAAAATAGATGGAAAAGTATACGAAGTCGTTGATTACGAACAAAGACCTCATCAGAAAGAACTAGCTGATAAAGTATGGAAACGTCTAGCAACTGGTAAAGGACCACAGTATCTAGTACCAGTAGACCATCGTAGGTCTGGCAAATCAACTGAACTTGTTAATGCCTGTATAAAGGTCTGTTCATCAGCACCTAACCCAGGACAAGTATATTATCTGTATCCACAACAGAAGAAGATAAGAGAGCATATTTGGGATAACCCAGGTATTCTGCCTTTACTGCTACCTATGTCTCAGGTGAAGAAGAAAGATGACCAGAGGATGGTAATAACATTCAAGTCTGGTTGGCAAATGATATTTGATGGTACAGATGAGAACCCAGATAAACATAGAGGAGGTAATGGTAGACTCTATATTATAGATGAATATGATGACCAACAGAAAAGAGTATTCTCAGAAATCGTTAGACCTATTATAGAAGCTAACGGAGGTGCAGCAGTTCTCTCAGGAACACCTAGAGGAATCAAGCATCTACATGAAGCATACACAGCAGGACAAGACCCAGATAGACCACAATGGTGGTCAAGAATACTACCAGCTACAGAATCAAAAGATTTTGATGGCAGTAGACTATTTGGTGATGAGCAGTTAAAGAATATTAGAAAAGATTATGAAGCGGATGGTATAGGACCTGCATACACACAGGAATACCTATGTAGCTTTAATAGTGATTCAAACCAAGTGTTTAGAAAGCTAGACCAAGTTGTTATAGATGATTTCGGTGAAGAGCTAAAAGAAAGAGAACCAGAACCAGGAAGAGTATATAGAATTGGTTGCGACCCTGCTATCACTCACGATTACTGGGTGAACTCAGTATGGGATATGCACACAGGACACGAAGTTTACATAGATAGATTTCAACCTATGGATTCAGCTTTAGGAGAAGCTAGACTAGAAGCTCTGTATAGGAAGTATAACAACGCTGATATATACATGGATGAATCTGGACTAGGTATGATTATTGGAGACCACTTTAGACACAAAGGTATAGATATTACTCCAATCAAGACTGCTCAAATGAAAGAGCGTCTTATTACAAACATGTCTATTAAGATAGACAATTTAGATATTAGATTACTACCAGACGTAGTAGCGATGGCAGAGATGAGAGACTTCTCATTCAACCGTCTACCATCTGGCAGATACCAATTTTCAGCACCAGCTAACAAACACGATGATTGTGTTATTGCTAGAGCTATAGGATGTTGGGAAATGGACTTGTTACCAGACTTAGAGAAATCTAAAAGAAACTGGTATGACAAGGAAGAGGTAGTCGGAGGGGAAGGACACTATGCTAAGAAAAATAATACATACTTTGGATTTAAGAAAAAACAATGAAGAACTTAGAAAACACTAAGCCAGAACAAAAAGAACAGCCTGAATATACCCCTACAGGTAAAGAACAGAATGACATTGATTACGTCATTGATTTTAAGCGTCAATGTGAGCAACAAACTCGCAGAGAACGCATAGAATGGCGTAAATCATTAGAGAGATACAACCTATTAAGGAACGTATCATTATATGAATATATAGATGACATCCACATTGGACTCACCTATGATGCTACAGAGAGACTAACAGCTGCCCTACCAGGCAGAGAGTTTGGTTTCAGAGGAAAACCTAAAGGTCCAGAAGATGTACAAAGTGCATTATTGTTCTCAGAAGCTCTTACACAGGCTTGGAGTTCTGTAGATATAATGGATGGTCCTACAAAGATGGAAGTAGTTAAGCGTTCAATGGCTTTATTCGGTTCATGTCCAGTACAACTATATTGGGATACTAAGTTCGATTCAGATGGAAACCTAATCAAATCAGACCCAGGATTCTATCCAATAAACATATTTAACTTCTTTGCTAACAAGTACCAGTCAGATATTAAAGATGGTGAAGTTGGTGTAGTTTCAGAGATGACACCTAACGCATTTAAGGCATCTGCTGAAGCATTAGGATATAAGAATTGGAAGAAAGTTAAAGGTGTCTATTCACCTAAAGATTCCTATTCAAACAGTAAATACAATGATACTCAGGAAGAAGGAGTAAATACTGGTGATAAACTAAGAACAGTTAGAATACTAGAAGTACAAACACCAAACAAGATAATAACAATAGCACTAGATAATCAACCTATTTGGCTTGCAAATAAAGAGAATCCTATAGGGCGGAATAATATAGTGTTATTTAAGTATAAGAGTAATCCTCTACCTAACAGATTATACGGTATCTCAGACATTCAGAGAGGTGGAGAATTAGAAGATTCAATACAAGAGGCATATAACCAGATGGCGTTTAACCATATCTTGGTTGATAACCCTATGTTCACCTATAACAAGATGGACAGGAATATTGACCCAAGAACATTCGTAGCAGCACCGTCTGCTGGGATACCTCGTGGTTCAGACCCTAACTCACTTACATCTATTCAGTTCAACTCTCATCTAGGAGAATCAAGGTCAATTATTCAAGACATGTTAGAGAGATGGAAGAGAGTAGTAAACCTCCCAGATATTATAGCTGGTGTGTCAGATAGAGGAGTACAGAGTGCTTCCGAAGCTAACACCTTAGACGCTAATAGTAAGGCTTCCTTTGACTCAATCGTTAATGGAATGAAATCCTCAATGTATATGATGTCTAAGATACTGATAAAGATGTACGAGATATATGGTCCTGAATCCATGACACTACAGATAGAATCACCAGAACTCATTGATAAACTAGGTGGAACACCACAAGAAGCAGCACAGGGAATAGAAACAGAAGTTGAGAAAGAGGACTTCATAGTAGATAGAGATGTAGAAGTATTAGTAGATTTCACAACACAGAGTAAAGCTAAACTATCAAACAATGTTGTCCAATTCCTACAGTTAATAACTAAGGATGAGATTATCCCACCAGACCTAAGGATAGCATCATACCAACAGTTCCTAATGTTAAATGACTTAACAGACCTAGCAGGATTGTTCGACTCTATAGTAAATAAGAAACAAACATCAGACACAGCTATGGCAGAACAAGAGAACCAGAAGATGATGAACGGACAACAACTACCACCAACACCTGGAGCTACACAAGCCCATACACAAAGACATGTAGAGTTCATGAGGTCCTCAGAGTCAGACCAAGAAGTAGATAGATTGCTCAAATCTCATATAGAAGGAGAGTTAGCAGCATTACAAAACGAAGCACAAGGAGGAAGTCCATCACAACAAGGCGGTGAAGCACCAGAAGCAGGAATACCTCAACCCACAGCAGAACAATCAGTAGCCTAAAAAATATGGAACAAATAGAAAAAAAGAATATAGTAGAAGCATTTGAAGAATCAGATGCTTACACCATACTAATCAATCCTATAAAGGATGAGATTGATTCACTAAAGCATGCCTACGAGGTAGAGGGTAAAGAAGCCGCTCGACTCAAAGGCTATGTAGCAGGACTCTATTACATACTCGATTATATAGAGATGTGTAAAACTGAGGGTGATGCTATGAAAGCTAGAATAGTGCGTGAGGATATACCAGAAGAAAATAAAGTAATATAAATACACTATGCCAAAATCACAAACAATAAAGGTCAAATGGGGAAAGCAGTTAGGAGACAAATCTCCTAAATCTACTCCAGGCTGGGAACTCTCACCAAAGATGTCAGAACGAAAAGGTGGAAGCCTAGATTCTGTCTCAGACGTAAGAGGAATTTACCCCAAAAAAAGAAAAACACTTAACGGATAAAGAAAGGACAATTATATGTCAGACGTAATGGCAGATTTAGCCAAAAATGGAAAGACAAAAAAACAGTCCGTTCCTAAAGACCAGGGTAATAACTCAGGTCCTGGAATGACTGAATCACCACTCTCAACAGAGAAGGGCGATATTGACATCAAAGGTACACCAGATTATATGGGTGCTACTCCAGATGCAGCAAAATAAATTTAGTTCTTTTCGTGGGGTCTAATCGACCCCATCATAAAGCACTTAATTAACTTAAAGGTCGAATATGTGCTTCTAAACAAGTAATATTCTAAGAATTTATGGAAACACAAACATCAAACTCGGAAGGAGAGGCATCTCCTACTCCAGACGCTGATATGTCTACCAAGGATTCGGCACAATCACAAGATGCCGACCAGCCAAAGGTTGAAGAACCTAAAGTTGAGGCGAAACCAGCGGAGGTACTATTTGCAGAGAAAGTTCTCGGAAGAGAATTTGAATCAGTAGAAGAAGCAGAGAAAACATTATCTAACCTTAACTCATTAGTGGGAGACCAGACTGTCTCGAAACAGCGTAAAGCTATTGAGAGCTTAGCAAAGCAGGCTAATCTTTCTACAGATGAGCTAATTGAAGTAATCGATGCTCAGGCAACTAATCCAATAGAGCCAGAGGCTGTATCAGCTCCTGAACAAGCCATTGGACCATCTCCAGTAGATGCGACAACCAAAAGGGTTATTCGTATCGAAACAGATTCATTCGTAAAGGATGTACCTGAGGCAGAAGTTATAAAAGATACACTCTTCGCAGAATCACTACAGACAGGCAAATCAGTATCAGAAATATGGAGAGCAAAGTATGCTCCAATCATAGACGCAGGTAAAAAACTTGGTGCAAAGAAATTACAAACAACAACTGAAGGACAACCCTTAAAGGCAAGTTCGGCAGAGGTTGACCAAACGGACACCAAGCTCGATGTCAAAAAGATGTCAATAAAAGAGATGGAAGAACATTTGGGATTTCAAGCTCCGCCACGATAAGCCAAAGGTTGTCTAAGGACAAAACACAATGGCAACAGACATGACAACGACAGGAACATTAACAGCCACAATGGCGACATACTATTCCAAAGTATTTTTGGAAAAGGCACGTCTTATTCTAAGACATGATGCGTTCGCACAGAAACGTGGTGTACCTTCTAACCAAGGTAAAATTGTTAATTTCACACGTCATACCCAACCAGCAGTAGCAACAGGTGGTTTAACTGAAGGAACAAATCCTACAGCAGTAACCGTTTCTGGAGCAACTGTAACTACTACTCTAGTAGAATATGGTTCATATACCAATATCTCGAAATTCTATGAGAGAACATCTATCGATGTTGGACTCAGAGAACAAGTCGAAGCTATGGGTATTAACATGGGTGAATCTATCGACACAATCATCAGAAATACATTAGTAGCTGGTGGAGGAACTGCTCAATACACAGACGGTTCAACATCATCTACATCAGTAGCTTCTGCGATTGATTCAAGCGATATACGAAAAGCTGTTAGAACACTTAAAAAGAATAAAGGTATTCCTTTCCAAGGAACACAAGGCAACCCTGTCTTTGGTTCTCTAATTGGACCTGAATGTGCTTATGACTTACTAGGTGATACTACATGGCAAGGTACTCAACAGTATGTAAACCCAGACCCAATGAAACGTGGAATTCTAGGTACATTCTTTGGAGTAGAATTCGTAGAAACGAACAATAACTATAAACCTAACACAAGTGGTTCAGGTGGATACGTTACTTGGATATTCGGTAAAGAAGCCTATGGCGTTGTTTCAATCGATTCTGAGGATGTTACCTCGCCTGGAGCGGCAAACTTAGTTATCAAGGACTCTGGTCCTAACGATACCTATAACCCACTATCACTATGGTCAACCATGGGATGGTATGCACCGTTCAACGCAGTAACTCTAAACACCGATTGGATAATCACGCTTTACGCAAAAGCAACAAGCTAAAATCCTTCAATTTACCTTTGCCTCAAAAGTCTTACCTGGAGAGGCAAGGGTTGGTAAGACAAGGATTCTAAACAATAATGGGAGGAACAATGATAATACCATTGAATCAAAACGTCTTAATAGAAAAAGACGTAGCAAAAACTGAATTTGTTACACTAAAGTCAGGAATAGTAACCCCTACAGGACAAGTAGAGAATGAGGGATTAGTATTTGGCAAAGTAATATTCGCACCTAAAGACCAGAACCTACTCATAGATAAGAGTAGGGCATTAAATGAGGTACAGTTAAAAGTAGGAGATAGAGTATGGTACTCCAAATATTCAGCAGGAATTATTGCAGATGATAGAGAAGGTAATGTAGGTAAGTTCCTAGACCTAGTACCACTAGAAGATATACGAGCAATAGTATCTGAGAAAAAGATAGTAACAAAATAATGAATCTAGCATCATACAATGCAAGAATAAGATACCTCAATCCATACCTTAGACTTCGTAAGAGAACAGGTTGGGTGCTATTGAAGAGCGAAGGCTTCTCAATGGCTTGTGTATTCACAAGATATGGTTCATCACCACTCACTACAACGATAGATGGACACATGCCTTATCATACACGACCTACACTTTGGAGAGTTGAAAGAATACCTGGAAGAAAAGAACCACTACCATACATACACTCACGCATGCGTAGGGGAAGATACGAGATGACAAGGATGCTTGAAGGTGCAAGAGCATTGAGGCATAGACATGAGCAACAACTCTTAAAAATATGAAGAAAGCAGTAATATTAAACTTCAACGATATAAACACACCTCTGTATTCAACATTTGAAGAAGCAGAGCTAACTGACATCGCTGATAAGAAAAAGAAACCAGACTGTCTAATCACTTGGACAGACTATCCAAACGATTACAAGATGATATGTGCAACAGCCTTACAGAATGGTGTACCAACATTTGTGGTACAACATGGTCGTAGAGCTATGAGAGATTATTGGACACATGTAGGAGAACCTACATCACTAGCTTGTTTCGTCTGGGGAATGAAAGACTATGAAGATGCTATAGAAGGTAAGTGGCATCCAACAAGAGTATTCAGAGTAGGAGCGCCTTGGTTCACTTACATACCAGAAAGACAAGAAGAAAAAGGATTAGTAGTATACGATGTACCTCATTGGAACATAGATACTATGGAATCAAAGAGAACTTGGGCTGCATTAAAGAAAATAGAAGGAATTAGACCAGTAGCTAAGATGATTACTCCATCAGACCAGAACCAGAAGAACTATATAGGAGAACAATGTTTAACATACAGAGATGAACCTGGACATATAGAAGCTACCTTTGACCTCATTAAGAGAGCATCAGTAGTAGTCTGTATGATGGAAAGTACAATGGAACTATTTGCTCACGCATTAGGAATACCAGTAGTACACGTTAAAGGATTCAAACATAAAGAACTAGAAGGAACATGGCAAGGAGTAGAGGACACTCTGCCAGGTAAAGGTTCAATAGCTTGTGAGAGAGATGGTTTAGCCAAAGCAATAAAGAAAGCTATGGATAATCCTAATCTAATGAAACAAGAAGCTAGAGAGAGATTATTGGAGGATGCTGGAGACCCAGAAACAGATACACCTGTTAGAAGCATCACATCTATAATCAGCGACCTATCAGACAAGTATAAGAAAGAGAAACATAAACCAGTAAATATATTTGATGAGCATGAAGAAGAAACCAGTATTACATAGACCTAGAATCCTAGCGTTCCGTAATGACTGGAATGGATTAGGACCAAAGGGAACAGACTTTATAGGAGGAGTCGGATATTATCGTATACAGAAACCAATGCAATACCTACGCCAGAAGTATGACGTGGTAGAGTTTGGTGATTTCACAACACTACAGAAGAACATAAAAGAGGTTAATAAGGATTGGAGTATAAATGAGATTATACCAAACCTTATAAAGGATACAGATATAGTCTTAATGAAGAACGTATCTCATCCAGCAGCCTTAGCACAGTTCATGGGTGCAGCAGACTTCTACGATAAACCCTTAATACTAGACATGGATGATGACTACCTATCAGTAGATGAGTTGAATCCAAATAGAAAATACTTCAAAGAGGGAGAGATGGCACAGGTTGTGCATGAGGAACTATTCAAATCAGCAACAGCAATAATAGTATCAACTGAACCACTAAAAAAAGTATACAAAGAATACAATCCAAATGTACATGTTATATCAAACTATAATGATGTTAATGACTGGGATTTTGAGAAGCCTAAAAGACCTGATGGGAAGATAATCATAGGTTGGACAGCATCACAGACACATGAAGCAGACTTAGAAGTATTAGAACCAGTAATGAAAGAGATATGGGATAAGTATGGCGATAAAGTAATCTTCGCTGTATGTGGAGGGCTAGACATCAAGTTCAAGAGTCTACCTAAAGAAGCATACGCAGTATTCTCTGGAACAAGAACAATGAGAGACTTCCATCAACGATTAGCCTCATGGGCTTTCGACATAGGACTAGCTCCATTAAAGGAATCAAAGTTCAACGATGGTAAAGGACATGGTAAGTGGATGGAATATGCTATGTATAAGATACCAACAGTAGCATCCAACTTCGGACCATATAAGAGGAAAATTAAACACGGACTGACAGGATTACTGGCAAAGAATCAAAAGGAATGGGTAGATGCTATATCACATTTAGTTGATAGCAAACACGAAAGAGACCGTATAGGTCAACACGCATACGATGAGGTTAAAAGAAACCACCAATGGAAGAGTCATTGGAAGAAGTGGGATAAGGTATTAAGTAAATATATAGGACAAGGTTTTGCTCAATAAGCTCAAAATACTAACAATAAACACCCAATTTGGGTCAGATATAGCTAAAAAGCTAGGTTTATACGGTGGTGTTGGTTATTATAGGCAAAGAATGGTGGCAAAACACCTCCCAGAGTACACATTTAACCACGTTGGAGGGCGATTAGCGAACACTCCACCAGAGAATTTTGAGAAAGTTATTGTAGAAATGGTGGAAACACACAACTTAGTATATACAAAACACCTAGATAATCCCTCAACAATCTATATGTTATTAGGAGCTTGTGATTACTACGACAAACCCTTGATAATAGATTTTGATGATAATGTATTCGCCTATGATGGGAAGAACCCAGATGCGTTTGTATATAAAAAAGGTTCTGAGATGAGACACTACATAGAGACTCTATTAAAGGAGACTACAGCAATCACAGTATCTACACCAGAATTAGTAAAAGTTTACAAGAAGTACAACAAGAATGTTTACCTACTCCCAAACTCCTGCGATATGGATGATTGGAAGTGGACAAATAGAACACACATGCGAAAGACAGTAGGATGGGCTGGGTCAGGTTCACACATAGTCGACCATCCAGTAATGGATAAGCACTATACTAAAGTAATACAGACCAATCCAGACGTAGTATTCTCTTTCGTAGGACACATGTTACCAAAGCATTTAAGGAAAGTACCTAGGAAGAATTGGGAGATAAAGCCAGCACTATCTTGGTGGGCTGGTAATCCTAATAATGATATGACATTCCCAAGACTACTAGCAGACCAAGGATATGACGTAGGTCTAGCACCTCTAATAGACTCACAGTTTAATGAAGCACGCTCTCTAGTTAAATGGTTCGAGTACACGATGACAAATATACCAACGATTGTATCTGACATTGGACCATATAAAGGACTAAGAGATGGTGTGGATGTATACAAAGAGAACTGGGTATATAACATAAACCATTTATTGAATAACCCTAATGACGGAAAACGACTTGTCGAAAACTCCAGAGAACGTATCAGAGACGAGTTCTCCATCGAGAGAAACATCGGAAACTGGCGTACGCTATTCGACAGATACCTCACAGGAGGTTTCAGAAAGTAGTCCATCAGTAATAGACAGAGATGTTAGTTTCTCTACATCAGATGGAATAGACTTAGAAGCAGAGGAGGGGTTAGGACCGTCTGCATTTTCAGGAACAGCAAGACCTTATATAGCTAGAGTATTCGACATGGGTAGTACAGAGATTAGACAGTTAGAGATAGGTAGAGAACTAGCAGAGGTAGACAATTTTATACTAGAGGAAATGAAATCAAGAGAATGGAAGGATACCCCAGAGGGGTATATGGATATTCTCACAGAATTAAAGACAAATCTAGGAGTTAATGAGAACTTGGAGAATCTCAGAGCTTTAGAACTATTAAATAAGGGGATAAGACTTCTACGAGTACAAAAGCTGTATCGTGAAAGAAGTAAACAAATACAAGAACAAATTAACGAATTAAAATAATGACATTAGCTGAACTAAAAGCTCAATTCATTGTACTGGCTGATGACCCAAGTATAACTGATAGTCAAGCTGGTATATGGATAAATAACTATTACAAGTTGCTCTTAAAGGAGTATGACTGGTCTTTCGTAGTGGGGAATGGTGATTACACCGTAACCTCTGGAACACAAGAGACCCTTTTTACAGCCTTCTCAGTAGCTGTAACAGACTTTGCTAAACCACTAAGAGTTTGGCTAGAAGGTAGTGCTGATAAGGTACTACTATCACCAGTAAACTATGAAGATAGATTCGCAGTTGGATTAACTAACGCTTATTATATTACACCTGACAACCTATCTATTGGCATAGTACCAGAACCTGGAAACTCTACAGATACAATAACTGTAGATTATATTAAATCTTATGCAGATATGGCAGATGGAGATAGTCCAGCATTTATATCAGACTTCCATTGGATTCTAATATTCAAAGCATTAGTAATGTACCAGAAACAACAAAGAGAAGTATCTGATGAGTTTGAGATTCCTTACCAAGAACTACTTGCACAGATGTTAGGCTTCTATAAGATGCCACAAGCAGTAACTAACCCACTACTAACTAGGGGTTCGCAGAAAGTAAGACTCCCATATAATTCACCATTTAGAACCTACTAAAAATGCCATTTCCACCTCCTCAACACGCCTATAGTAAACATAGAGACCTAAGACGCTATTCTTCTTATAAAGAAGGAGAGTTAAGTAACCTTTATTTTGACCTAGCAGAGAACGCTTCTAATAGGAATGATATTCAGGTTAAGAAAACAAAAGGATTTACTAGATTCAACGTGAACGCAGGAGCAACACCAGGAGCTAAAGCAGGACTAGGTTTAGGTGGATTTCAACCATCAGTAGGTAATTATACCTATGTATATGCAGCTTGGGATAATGCAACACCAGACACACAAATATACTCAATGCGTTCAGCTAGTGCAGAAGCATATTCAGAGGGTGCTACAGCTAGGTTTGTAACTAATGGAAACACAGTAGAGTTCGAACAAACTAATGATGTTCTATATATCACTAATGGTGTAGATGCAGTAATTAAGAGAGTAGCAGCAGGAACATGGTCAGCCTTAGCAGTAGGAGAACCATTAAGTGGTGCTAGTACAGTTGCTAAGTATTTATCTTGGCACAACTTTATGATGTTTGCATGTAATACTATAACTGCTCCTAATAAGCTAAACGTATCAGATGCTGGAGACCCTGAAGCATACTCTGGTAATACAAAGACATTTAGACATACAATAGTAGGCTTAAAACCTATGGGTGATTATCAAGTAGTCTATACAGAAAGGTCTATTCATTTAATATCTGGATTCGAACCAAATCTACTCTCCTTTAGAGAGATAGAGAATCCGCATCCATGTGTATCACACAGGTCTATAGTTCAATATAAAGGTAATAAGAGTGGAGAACCAACTCACATCTACTTAGGTGCAGATTATGTGTGGGCGTTTAATGGTGCATCATTTGAAATACTAGGACATGAGAGTTGGGATGAAATCAGAGAAGATTTGAATACAGCTAGATTAGACCAAGCAGCAGCCTACTACGATACAGAAGCTAAACAATACCGTATCTCAGTATGTACTGGAGCTAACACAGCTAATGACACCACCTATGCTTATGATTTTATAAGTGGTAGATGGATTAAATTACCTTATAGGTCAGCAGTAGCTTATACAAAACTAGGTTCACCTAAACCAGAGACTTATTGGCAAGATGCTAATGATACTGGAATAGTAACATTAGAGAATGATGGTACTGGATTAGAACTTCCATTTACTCTTATAGATGACGTTGCCAACATAACAGCAGATGCTACCACAATAACAGTAGACTCAACAGCAGACTTCCCATCTACTGGCGTTATAGTTATAGAAGGTGAATCAATATGGTATGAAACTAAAACAGGTGGTGCTAGTACAGAATTTGGTGGTTGTGTTAGAGGTTATTCAGGTACGGAAGCAGCTACACATGCAGATAATAAAGAAGTAAATATAGCACCTAAATTCAAATACACAACTATCTCAATGGGAGATGGTGAAAAGAATCTATTTAAGAAATATAAATTTGGTTGGTTAGACGCAAAATCTACCTCAGGAGATACCTATTCAATAAACGTATCTTTTAGTACAGATAGAGGTGGGTATCAGCTATCAAAATCAATACCACTACAAGTAACTGGTGGTACTTGGGGAACTGATGTATGGGGAGCTTTCCTTTGGGGTTCATTACCAGAAGTACCATACCCAGACCAGAGATATGTTCTAAGTGGAAACGCTAGAGAACTTAAACTAACTTTTGAGGAGAACTCCAACCTAGACCAGACAGAGTTATACTCATTTGAATATAAATATAGAATATTAAGAAAGAAATAATATGGCAACATATACACAAACATATACATTTGCCGATGGCAACACAGCATCAGGTGATAATGTAAACTCAGAGATTGTTGATTTAGGCAGCTCTGTCAATGATATAGTTGATGCACAAGTTAATTCTAGTGCCGCTATAGCTGTAAGTAAATTAGCACTATCAGCAGGAGAGGGGATAGACCTATCAGGAGGTGGAGTAATATCAGGAGAGGATGCAACAATCACTAATAAAGGAATAGCTAGTTTCCCAACTGCTATGTTTACTGTTACCGCTGGTGCAGTAACTATTAAGGATGCCTCAACTACAGTTAAGGGAAAAGCATCATTCAATACTAATCACTTTACAACTTCATCTGGAGCAATATCTGTTAAAGGTACTGGTTCACTTGGGCTTGATTGGGATAACGTATGGACAGATGCAGTACATAGCCACGCTTCAGCAGGAGAAGGTGGTAATTTAGATTGGGATACTTGTTGGAGTGATGCAGTTCATTCACATGCTTCAGCAGCAGAGGGTGGAAGTGCATTAACACCAGCATCAGTTACAGCTTCAGGAAACATAATTTCTAGTGGTGGATATTTGAGAGCTGATGGAGATATATCAGCTAGAGATGGTGGAGACTTATACGCATATAGTGCAGGAAACGATAAACATGTAAGAATATATCATAGTGATACAGATGGTTATATTGTAGTAAGTGGTGGAGTTCTACAGATGGATAATATGACATCTATTAGACCTACCAATAACTTAGGACAAAGTTTAGGACAAGCCTCATGGTCTTGGAATGAAGTTCATTATCACACACTACACGCACATAGTTTAGTAGAAACAGGAAATGAAATAGAAATGGCTGATGGTTCAAAGGTATCTAATACTGAAGCTCTTTCAGGAATAGGTGAAAGTACAAAAGAAGAAAAGATAAAGGATAAAAAGACTGGATTCAAATACTATGATAAGTCATCTTTTCCTAAATCAGTTTATGTACCTGGCAAATTAGCAGACAAGGCAATAAAGAAAGGCGACCCAATAGATTCAATAGATGATGAAGTTGCACAGAAAGATTATGCAGAGGGTGAAATCATAACTAACGAAGGATTGAATGTAAACAATCTTATGTCTATAATGATTGGTTCAATCAGAGAATTGACCGAGAGAGTAAAAGAACTAGAAAAATAAATGGCAAATTATAGGTACAATAAATCGCACTCTTTTTATAGTGGGTCTCCCCCTGATGGTGGTCAGGTAGACTTAGAATTAGTAGCTATACAGAATGTGGTTAATGTACTTACGCCAGACCAAACTGGTCATGCTGGTGAATATCTATTCACAGACGGTACTGACATTAGCTGGGCTGGTGGTGGAGGAGGCGGAGGAGAGACCAATACAGCATCTAGTTCTGGTGGTGGTATATCACTTTATTATCAAAAGACAGGTGTAGACTTAGAGTTCAATGCCATTAAGAG